TGTTACCAGCGAATGTTTCGATGGTAAGGCAGGTATCAAGGTTATTCCTTGCTACTACAAAAAAGATTATCCAGAATGGTCGGATAGAGGGGACGGACCTGGTGCTCCTGTCGCAGTTCACCTTCCGAACAGTCCGGTAATCGCAACAGGTAAGAGGGATGGCTCTAAAATTAGATTACCTAATGGTAATTATCTTGAAGAGACAGCTTCTTATTATGTTTTGGTTGAAACAAAAGCTGGAGGAATGACGCCTGCGTTGATTACTATGAAATCAACACAGCTTAACGTTAGTAAAAAATGGAATTCTATGATGAAAACCATACAAATATCTGACGGAAAAGGTGGAATGGCTATCCCTCCTATGCATGGGGTTGTGTATAATTTATCATCTGTATTGCAAAAGAACGACAAAGGTTCTTGGTATGGGTGGTCAATAACACAGAACAGAATCATGGGACAAGAAGATAAGTCTTTATACTTAATGGCTAAAGATTTTAACGGAAATGTCTCTAAAGGAAACGTGCAAACAAAAGCTGATGTAGAAGAGAAAAGTAAAGATAGTACTCCGTACTAAATTTATTTTAAGGGGCCAGCGATGGCCCCTTTACAAAGAAATGAGAATGTAATATATGGATAAATTCAAACAAATTTTTAGCGGACTAACTATAGCCTATGGACAATATCAGCCCGGTGACAGAGGAGAGAATGGTAAACAAACAGGCAAAGCCTTTATTGTACGTAAAACCGTTACCGACGAACTCTGGACCAATCACCTTGAAGGAAAAGGACCTGCATTGGGAATTATCCCCATCACGGAAAATAATGATTGTAGGTGGGGGTGCATTGATATTGACGAATATAACTTTGATCATCTTAGCCTCGTTAAAAGTATTAGGAATCTTAATCTTCCATTAATAGTCTGCCGATCTAAATCTGGTGGCGCTCACGTATTTTTATTTACTAAAGAAAATATTCCTGCATCTTTGATGCAATCAAAATTAAAACAAATGTCTATTATTCTGGGCTATGAGGGTTCAGAAATTTTTCCAAAACAAACAGAAATTCTAGTGGATCGTGGGGACACTGGAAATTTTTTAAACTTACCCTACTTCAATCAAATGAAAGGATTGCGATATGCTATCAACGATAATGGCACCGGTTGTACACTTGAGGAATTTTATAAGCTCTATGATGTTTACTCATGCACAAAAGAAGCCGTTGAAGAAAT